AATCGCATCGGAAGCTGATATCTTAAGTTGTAATTATTTAAAAATGCCTTGGCATATTTATAGTTTTAAGGATGAATTATGGAATAAAATTGAGCCTAAAGAAAATTTAACAAATCCTTTAATTGGTAGACAATTTGTATGGGGAGTGCAAGATTGTTGGTCATTAGTATATGATTGGTATTCTCTTCATAGAAATATAACTCTAAAGGAATGGAAAAGACCTAGAACTTTAAGAGAATTTGAAAATAATCCATTATTTGAAAAGTGTGCTAAAGATACAGGTTTTAAAGAAATTAAAAATAAAGGGTTACAAAAAGGTGATGTAATGCTTATGGAGGGTATGTTTAATAAGTTAAGTCATGTTGCATTATATATTGGAGACTCAACAATTTTGCATCATACTGTTGGAAAGTTAAGTTGTAGAGAAATTTATGATTTAGAATATCAAAAGATAACAAAAAAAATATTTAGATATGAGCCTTAGAAAAATTAAAATTTATGGCACTTTACGAAAATTTTGTGGTCAGTCTAGTTTTGAAGCTGTAATTAATAAACCAAAAGATGTATTTAGTTTTTTAAAAGCAAATTTTCCTGATCTTGAAAGTCACATGGGGAATCAACTTTATAAAATTAAAGTTAATGGTAAAACTTTAGAGAATCCAGAAATTAATATGCATGGTGATATACAAGTTATACCTTTAGTTATTGGTGCGGGGAGGGATACTATTAAAAATATTTTTAAATTTGCAGTTGGACTAGCAATATATTATTACACTGGAGGATCTTTACCTTTATTTGGACAAGTTGGGCAAGAAGTTATTAAAAATCAATTTTTAAATGGGGTAGTTAATACCATTGGATTAACAATGGCATATCAGGGAGCATCATCATTACTACGTGGTGATAGAGATTATTCAAATCCACAAGATTTAGATCAATCAGATCCAAATCTTCGTGCATCTTATTCTTTTTCTAATATTAATAATGTCGCAACAGCTGGAACTCCTATACCTATAATTTATGGTGAAATATTAGTGGGATCAATTATTATTTCATCAGGAGTTGATACCTTGCAAGTTAGGAAAACTTTAGACAATTCATTTGTTCGTTTTTTTGGAGCTTAATTAAAATGGTAAAAATTGTTGGAGATCAATTCTTTGGTAAACAAAACATAAGAAAAAATGATTCAAATTTAAAAGAAGATGATATCAAAAGCATACAGTTTGCCAAAGTTGTTGATTTGCTTTGTCATGGAGAAATAGAAGGTATTAAGGATGGTAATAGTTCACATAATTTTAATTATCAAGAAAACATATTTTTAGATGATACTCAGATACAAGATACTAATGGGAGACAAAATTTTGCAAATGTATCTGTCGATATAAGAACTGGTACATCAAGTCAAAAGCCTTTAGATCTTATTGATGCTATTGAGAATACTGTTCCTGTAGGGAGATTAGTAGCAAGAGATCCTCTTAATACTGCTAAACAAGGTGAGATTTTTGTAAATAACAGAAATAGTTCTTTTAATTCTTTAAATAATACTGGTGGTGATTCTGGTTATAGATTGGAGGATAATTCTGTTTCTTTACCATCACATACCATTATTTTTATATATTCTAATTCAACTCATTTATTTAAAGTAAATGAGTTTGTAAATATAGCTACACTTGATTCTAATTCTAATGAAAATGAAAATTCTAAAAGAATTACAAAAGTAAAAGAAATCGGGACTGCTACAAAAAACAATGTTTCATATAAATATATTTTTTTAGATAATTTTACAATTATAAAAAAAGACGGAAAAAATGGAAGATATTCAAATACTTCAAATGTAAATTCTCAACAAGCTAATGTAGCTACAAGTGTTGGAGTTACTGCGACTACAAGTAATTTAACTGCATCAACAATTGATTTCGATAAATTAAGATTATCAATACAATTTCCTGACTTAGGAAAATCAAAAAATGATGGAAGTTCAAAATCTTTTGCAACTAGTTTTCAAATACAAATTATTGAAGATGGAGTAAATGGTAAAACGCATTTTCCAATTGTAAGTGAAGAAGTTAAAGGTATAGCAGTAAGAGGTTACACAAGAGATTTTGAAATTAATTTAAACGCATCAATGCAGGGATTTTTTCGTGATCCATCAGAAACACACGCAAAGAAATTTAATATTAGATTTAATCAAAATAATTTTACTAATACTTTTCAAGTAAATGATAATATAACTTTTACTTTTAATGCAAGTCCTTTTCAAGGAAAAACATTTACAGCAACTATTATTAATATACTTACTGTTGGTGCAAAAGTAGATTTACAAACTGATTTTGAAATACCTTCTGATATAAATAACGATCAGGTATATATATTAAATTCTTCTGGTAGTGTTGAAGCAGGTATATCTTTTGATTTAGAGGTTAGAGATACATTAAAAAGCTTTCCTTTGCAAATTAAAGTTATTAGAAATATATTTGATGAAACAGATTTTAAGAAAAGAAATAAAATTAATTTTCAATCATTTACAGAAATAAAAACTGAAACTAGACCTTATTACAATTTTGCTTTGGCTGGTTTACGTATTAACGCAGAACAGTTTGGTAACTATCCTTCTAGGAAGTATCTTGTTCAAGGTACAAAGATAAAAATACCAGCACCAGACTCAGATGGTAGAACTCCTGAGGTAGTAAGAAATCAAGCTCAAGCTACAAGGTTGGGTATAAGTGGTACTTTAAAGAATTTTAATTTTATACATTATCCTGATAATTATGTTTTTAATGGAACTCTTACTACTACAAAATTCTTTACAAATGATCCTTCATGGATATTATTTGATTTGCTTACAACATCCAAAGGGTTTGGCGAGCATTTAAAGGAAAGCCAATTGGATGTATTTAGTTTTTATGAGACATCAAAATATAATTCACAATTATTAACTTTATCAGGAAGCGGAGAAGATAGTATAAAAGAACCTAGATTCGCTTGCAATGTAATTTTAGGACAGAAAAAAGATGCTTATCAGGTGATAAGAGATTTTTGTTCAAATATGAACGCTGTGCCATTTTATTCTGTAGGTTCATTGAAAATATCTCAGGACAAACCAACAGATGTAAGCTATGTATTTGGATTAGCTAATGTAACTGAATTTGGTTTTTTATATAACACTACATCGCAGAAGACAAAGTTTACTCAATGTACAGTTTCATATTTTGATAATGAAGTTCAAGACTTGCAGATAGCAAATGTATTTTTAAAAGATTTACATACGAATTTGTCTAATGTAGAATCTGCTTTTAGTATCAATATAAAAAATTTAAAGACTTTTGGGTGCACATCAAGAACTCAAGCAATAAGAGCAGCTAAATGGTTTTTATTAACACAATTTACAAGGGGTGAAACAGTCTCTTTTTCAGTAACAGTTGAAGCAGGCGTAATTGTTAGACCAGGCCAAGTAATCGCTATTCAAGATCCTTTAAAAATGAATGATAGAACAGGTGGTCGTATAGTTTCGGCAACTACAAATATAGATACAAATACAAATAATCCTACTACTACTGTAATTACAGTAGATGACGTTGAAAAAACAAACCTAGATAGTATTGGAACAACAAGTATGCAATTAACAATTGTTTTAGATACAGATGAAAATGAAACCGATCCTAATAAAAGTAGTAGATATGTTGAAACGAAACCAGTATTGTCTGTTAATCTCGCTCAAAAAACTATCACTACTACTGCTTTTAGAAAAAATCCATTACCAAATACTTATTATGTAGTTGATAGACAAGTTAATAATGTATCTTCTTTACCAAAATATCGAGTAATTAGTATTGCAGAATCAAAGAACGATGGTTCTTATGGTGTTACTGCTGTCTCATATAACGATTTAATTTATTCTTTAGTTGAGTCTGTAGATCCAATCACAGTTGAACCTATCAAAACCGTTATAGATCTGCCAAATTCTCCAACTAATTTAGATGCTATTGAAAATATTATTGTTCAAGACAATAGAGCTACTTCTGTAATAACTGTTTCTTGGACACCTGTACAAGGAATTAAAGAATACTTCTTAGAGTTTAGTATTGATGGAGGAAGTCCAAAAAGAATTAAAACTTCAGAAATTAATTTTGATATATTTAATTCAAAAAAAGGTGATTATGAATTTGCAATAAGATCAATAAATGCTTTTGGGCAACAAAGCAATGAAACAACAGAAATAAAAAAGACATTTAGTGGAAAAACCAAAGCTCCTAGTAATGTCTCTAATCTTTTTGTTGAAACTTTAAGTGATGAATTAATAAAAATAAAATTTGATAAATCTACAGAGCTTGATGTTTTACATGGTGGATCTGTTGCTTATTGTTATGACAGTAATACTGATGGCAGTGGAAGTTTTTTTCTTGATGAGGATAAATTATCTTTCCCAGGAAATTCTTCAGAAATTATTGTCCAAAATCTCCCTGGTGAGCACATGCTTAAATTTATTGATGACGGTGGTAGGGCTAGTTTGTTAAGCTCGTCAGTAATAATTAACTCAACACCAACATCAAACGTTCAATATAACGAAATAAAAAAATCTACAACAGCAGTAGTTAAGGCAATAGCAGAACATAACTTAAGTCCAAAATTTCAAGGCTTTCCTACAAACGGTCTAGTAAACACTGAATATAATTCTACATTAGATGCCTTAGTAATAAGTAATACATCAACTTCAAATGGAGAAGGGTCTTATTTATTTAAGGAAATATTAGATTTAAAATCAGTTGCAACAGTACAAATTGAAAAAATAATTAATGCTATTGGTTTTTTACCAGACGCTCAATGGGATAGTCGTGTTGGTGAAGTTGATGAATTTAGAACTTGGGATTCAGATGTTAATAACGAAACTTTTGATATTGATGCAAAACTTAAAGTTCAATCAACAAATAATGCTCCTAGTAGTTCAAGTTATGTAGTAAGCGATTTTAGTGGTTGCCCTTTTGTTGAGGTTACCAACTCTATGTTTACAGGAAGAGGATTTAGATTTGTTTTAGAGTTAAAATGTAAAAATTTAAATCAAAATATAAAAGTAAAACAACTTGGTTGCAATGTAAAAATTAATAGAAGAACAGAAGCTAGTATTCAAACATTAACCACATCAAGTGTCGCAGATACGGTAGTCACATTTGCTAAACCATTTTTTGCTGGTGATGCTTCTTTAGGTGTTGGAGCAAATTTAAAACCACATATTGAGGTTACACTTTTAAATCCAAATGCAGCAGATGTAATTGAAATAACAAATATTACTAATACTAGTTTTACACTTAATATTACTCAACCACAATATCAAACCAGTAGATTCGCTCGTGACTTTACTTTTGTTGCTATTGGGTACGGATAAATTAGAATGTATAATAAGTAAAAAAAATTAAATGACTAACAATAACGATTTCATAATTGATAATGACACAGGGCAACAAGTAAGAGAAGATATACAAAACGCTTTACAACAATTAGCAAGTAATAATTTCGGTAATACACCTCCTGTTACTACTGATCCAACACCTGTTCAAGTAACCTTTCCACATCAATGGTTTGCTAATGGAGATACTCAAAAATTAATGTATAAAGATGCAACTAATGGTAATGATGCAAATACAAACTATTTTAATTTAGCAAACTTAACTGGTGGACTTTTTGTAGATCAAGCAAGTACTATAAACGGTACAATGACATTTAATAATGATGTAATTTTTAATGGAACAAGTGCATCAAGTGGTACTATTACTTTTGACCCTACTGCAACGAATGGTCTTGGAGGTTTAAAATTTACATCAGGTACTAATGCATTCTTTGGAAATAATAATGAATTTACAATAGGACATCTGGGTTCAATAGGAGGTTTTATAGGTTCAAGTGTAGGTACAGTTTTTATAAATGGGAAAGCAACAGGTGGGGCTTTTCCTTATGGTATTCTTATACAAACTTCAAATAGTGATGGTGGTCTTGATTCAGCTTATCGTGCGTATGACGATGGTAAGCAAGAATTATTTTTCAACGGAGTACCTAAATTTCAAACTAGTGCGGATGGAATAGAGGTCATAGGTAGTATTTTGCCAACGACCGATAACGATAAACCACTTGGATCTTCGTCAAAAAGATTTTCAACATTACACTCAGGAGCATTAAATACAGGTGATATTAATATGAGTAACCTAAATGACAATGGTAACGAGGTTGATGGAAGTAAAGGTAGTTGGTCAATTCAAGAAGGGTCAGATGATTTATTCTTGATAAATAGAGTAAGTGGTAAAAAATATAAATTTAACTTAATTGAAGTAAATTAATTACAAATAATCCTTAATAAAAAAAGTTTAGGTATTTTGTCTTGAAGCTATATTAAACATCTGTAGTAACAACACACAAATCGAGACTACATAACTTTCAAAATAAGTCTTTACTGATATACTTAAAACATCATATTGTATTGAGATGACTAATCAGCCAGCTACTTATAATTTTTCAGTACAAAGAAGATCAACAGTACCTTTAAGTATCACACATAAAGACGGCAATGGAGATGCTGTAAATCATCTTGGTTATGAATTTGCTGCTCAAGTATGGAACAAAGGAAGAACAGTGAAATTTGCTGATTTTAGTGTCGAGCATACAAATAGAACGCAAGGTAAAGTACTTTTTAAATTAACACCAAGTCAAACTGAAAATTTTAAACTTACAGAATTAGAATATGATATAAAATATAAACAACCTAACAATGATGAGTTCTATTTGTTAGAGGGTATTATATTCGTTAGTGAGGGCTACACAACAATATGAGTCAAATTAATGTAAATACAACAAAAAATACTGTTGAAATAATTGATGAAATTAATAATGTAATTGAAGTTTCAAGTACTGGTCCGCAGGGTCCTGCGCTGCCTGATGGAAACAAGGGCGACATCACCGTTAGCAATAATGGCAATAATATTGTTATAAATTCAGATGTTGTCACCTACGATAAGATACAGGATTTAACTACAGCTAACAGAGTTTTAGGTGGTTCTGCTGCTGGTACGTTAGGGGAAGTGCAGAT